GCGTTTGTTATTAGTAGCACGACCTACTACCCCGAAGTTATCGTTAAGTGGAATATGCCTAACGTCGATGGTGATGGGGTACCGCAAGGTGGTCATGCTTACTACAACCCGCTCGGTCACGCAGCGTAAGAAAGGGAGTAAGAAATGGCTATTTCACGCGCACAACTACTGAAAGAGCTGCTCCCTGGACTGAACGCACTGTTCGGTTTGGAGTATGCAAAGTATGGCGAAGAGCATAAAGAGATCTACGAAACCGAGACCTCTGAGCGTTCGTTTGAAGAGGAAACCAAGCTGTCTGGCTTCTCCGCCGCTCCGGTGAAGAACGAAGGCGCTGCGATTGCTTATGACAACGCGCAGGAAGCTTGGACCGCACGCTATACGCACGAGACCATTGCACTTGGGTTTTCGATCACTGAAGAAGCAATTGAAGATAACCTGTACGACAGTTTGTCGTCGCGTTATACCAAGGCACTTGCTCGCGCTATGGCTTACACCAAGCAGGTTAAAGCTGCTGCTGTGTTGAACAACGGGTTTAGTTCGGCAGTTACCTATGGTGATGGTCAGCCTTTGTTTTCAACGGCTCACCCACTGGTGTCTGGCGGTACTAACAGCAACACGACTACTGTTGGTGTTGACCTCAACGAAACGTCGTTGGAAAACGCTGTGATCCAGATCGCAGCATGGACTGATGAACGTAGTCTGTTGATTGCAGCTAAGCCTCGCAAGCTTATTGTTCCTCCTGCTTTGATGTTCGTGGCAACACGCCTGTTGGAAACCGAACTCCGTGTCGGTACTAACGACAACGACATCAACGCGTTGAAGAACAACGGTTCGATTCCTGAAGGTTACACCGTTAATCACTTCTTGACCGACCCGAATGCTTGGTTCTTGACGACTGATGTTCCTAATGGTCTGAAGCATTTTGTACGTACACCGTTACAAAATTCAATGGACGGGGACTTCGATACGGGCAACGTTCGCTACAAGGCTCGTGAGCGTTATTCGTTTGGAGTGAGCGACCCCCTTGGAATCTACGGTTCCCAAGGAGCCTAATACCAATAAAATCAAGCACTTAGCTTGGTTTGGAAGCCACCTTCGGGTGGCTTTTTCTTTGTTTGTTGACGATGTTGGTTCTTTCCGGTACATTACGGTTATGGCTTTGTAACGGAGGAAATATGGAACAAGTCATTTACAAAATCATCAACGTGGTCAACAACAAGTTTTATGTAGGTAGTACGACAAATAAGAAAGTGCGCTTCAGACAACATCGTAATTTGCTTCGTGGTAACAGACATCACTGCAAGCATTTACAAGCATCATGGAATAAATACGGTGAGGATAAGTTTGAATTTGTAATTGTTGAGGTTGTCCCAAACGATAAGTCTCTCCAACAAATAGAAGACATTTACCTACTTCAACATGTCGGACAGCCCATGTGCTACAACTCTGGGTATTCTGCGGATGCGCCTTGGCGTAATGCCCCACCAGAAACAACGCCAAACTTTGGCAAAGTAATGGCCCAGCAACAAAAAGAAAAAATTTCCACAACACTTAAAGAGTTCTATGCTGCGGACTACTTTAATCACCCGCGTGTCGGGAAGAAGCATACCGAAGAAGTGCGGCTAAAGATCAGACAAAACAGGACGCCCACTGCTGGGGAAAATCATTACCGATACGGTAAAACGTTATCCGACGAAATAAAAGCAAAGATTGGCACAACGCAACGAGGTAAGCCAAAAGCAGAAGGGCGTAAGGTTACAGAAGAAGGGCGTATGAAGATTCGTGCAAATATTGAAGCACATCGCAGTCATATGCACTGGCTAGGACGTAAACACACTGAGGAAGCAAGAGAAAAAATGAGTAAAACTGTATTTGCTATGCCTGATGGCATTTTGTTCCCAAGTCTTACTGTGGCGCTTAACTACTATGAGATGAAGATGCCAACCCTTCGTAGAGCTTTACTGTCTGGCAAACCTTTAGCAAAAGGACGTTTAGCTGGGTATAGTTTTAAATACGGCGGCGCTGATTCAAAACCCACTGAAAACGATTTAGCACTAATCCGTGCAAAGCTTGTTGACCCCGCGCCAACAACCTGATATAAACATGCTATCTGGGAAACCAGCTTGCTAAACTGTCCCAGCAGACGATGCACCGATTGGCAAGCTACTTGTGCATAAGGAATTATCATGGCTTTAGCTACTACCTCAGCCGTCTGGCGTTCGACCGGCGGTGATTCTACTCGTACCGCTTACGCTGGCTCCATGAAGATGGTTGCTCAGTTTTATGCTGCTGTCTCCGCAGCTCCCGGTACCAAAGTAACCAAATCAGCATCTGATACGGCTAACGTTATTCTGCCTGCAAACGCAGTAGTAACCGACATTATTTTGACCAGTGCTACGGGCGATACGGCAACAGCCTTTGACATGGGCTACATCCGTTACAACGACACCGCTACGGGTGATGCAGATTGCTTGTTAACCAATGCAACGGCAAGTGTGGTGGGTGCATTTAATATCGGGTCTTCCGGCGCTGGCGATTCAGTTGGTGATGTTCTGTACTCCAGTGGTCTCGTGTATCTCACGGCTGGTGCAGCAGATACTGCATCGGGTGGCACTGTATCGGGCTACATCGAATACTTCGTCCGCGATAACGGCGCTGAAAACGTCTAATGAAGGAGCATCAGCATGATGCAGACAGACGTACTATCGGTTCAAGTGACCGGTGCAGACACAGCGGTTGAGTATCCAACTCGCGTCAAAGCACTCTATGTTGTAGGCGATACAGCGGCGGGTGCTATTCAGTTAATTGACGGCGGTGTTGGTGGCGATACGGTATGCACGTTAGATGTGATTGCGAACACAGCTCCTTACTTGCTTTTTCCTGGTGAGGGTGTTCGGTTCAAGGACTACGTGTATGCAGACGCTAGCGAAGTTACCTCGGTGACTATATTCCATGGCTAAGTCTCCTGCTTGGCAGCGTAAGGAAGGCAAGAACCCCAAGGGCGGATTGAACGCCAAGGGTCGTGCCTCTTACAATGCTGCAAATCCCGGCAAGCCTGGGTTAAAACCTCCCCAACCCGAAGGTGGCTCACGCCGGGATTCTTTTTGCGCCCGAATGAAAGGGATGAAAAAGAAGCTGACAAGCGCTAAGACCGCCAACGACCCAAATAGCCGCATAAATAAAAGTTTGCGGGCATGGAAGTGCTAAATGGACCCGATCATTCTGTGGAACTTAATCACTTCAATATTAGTAGGTTTGGTGATGTTCATGCTTAAGAACTCACATGAGGAGCAGCAGCGCATCCAGATCCTACTGAACAAAACGAGGGAGGAAATCGCTCGTGATCACATCACTCGTGCAGAAGTTAGGCAAGATCTTGAAAAGATTATGGAACGCTTTGATACAGGCTTTGAAAGGCTTGAAGCAAAGATTGATGCCCTCGCAAAGAAAGGATGATGATGTCAACAAATAGAAACGTACCTAGCCCCCCGGATATGGATTCGTCTAAGTACGAGCCAGATTTAAATAAACCCAAAAAACCTGCACCGAAACCAAAACCAAAGCCCAAACCTAAAAAGGCTGAAATTGAAATGGAAGAAACCGAAACTTTTACTGCTAAAAAGGGCGGTAAGGTGGGGTCTGCTTCTAAACGTGCAGATGGTGTTGCAATGCGCGGCAAGACTCGCGGGATGATGCGGTAATGCCGACAGTATCTGATAAGCAAGAGAAGTTTATGCAAGCGGTGGCTCACAACCCGAAGTTTGCTAAAAAAGCAGGTGTCCCTCAATCCGTTGGTAAGGAATTTACGATGAAAAAGATGCAATCAGGCGGTATGGCCGCAAGCAAGATGGGTGCTGTTAAGACTGCTGCCCCTAGCCGTGATGGTGTTGCTACCAAGGGTAAAACCAAAGGTACGCAGATCAAAATGAAGGGCGGCGGCAAAATGCCTGCCATGAAAAAGGGTGGCTATATGAAGGGCGGGAGCTGCTGAAATGATGGCATCTCGCGGCATGGGGGCTATAGCCCCCTCCAAAATGCCCACTGCCAAGCGTAAAGCAAGGCGGGATGATACTGATTTCGATCAGTATGCTGAAGGTGGCAAAGTGAATGCGGCAGGTAATTACACCAAACCGGGGCTACGCAAGAAGATTGTCGCTCAGGTTAAAGCCGCAGCCACTCATGGCACAGGCGCAGGGCAGTGGTCCGCGAGAAAAGCACAGCTTGTAGCTAAGAAGTACAAAGCCGCTGGCGGCGGGTACCGAGATTGAAAGCCCCGCAGCAAAGCCTGAAGAATTGGGGAGACCAGAAATGGCGGACAAAAAGTGGTAAACCGTCTAGCAAAACTGGCGAACGATACCTACCGGAGGCGGCAATTAAGTCGCTTTCACCTTCAGAATATGCTGCAACAACACGAGCAAAGCGAGCTGGAAAGAGTGCGGGTAAGCAGTTCGTTAAACAACCGGCAAAAATTGCCGCAAAGACTGCGAGATTTAGATGACCACTAGCGGCAGCACAGGTTTTACCCCAGAGTTCACGGAGATCGCTGAAGAGGCGTACGAACGTGCTGGGCGTGAAATGCGCTCTGGTTATGACTTGCGTACCGCACGACGGTCGATGAACTTGCTAACGATAGAGTGGGCAAATCGTGGCATCAATATGTGGACGATTGAGCAGGGCACGAAGAATCTTGTACAGGGCACTGCGACGTACGATCTACCGGACGACACCATTGACTTGCTTGAACACGTTATAAGGACGGGTGCAGGTAATGCCTCAACGCAAGCTGACCTTACACTTACAAGGATTAGTGTCTCCACCTACGCCACAATCCCAAACAAGTTGGCTCAAGCAAGACCGATACAGATTTACATCCAGCGCAACTCTGGACAAACCTACCCTGCAACAAGCCCGTATAGCACCGGAGCCACAGCGCCCCCACAATTTACAGTTTGGCCTGTCCCTGACCAAGGCACTCAAGCCTCGCCGTACTATCAAGTAATTTATTGGCGTATGCGGCGTATTCAGGACGCTGGGTCGGGTATACAGACACCCGATATGTCGTTTCGTTTTTATCCTTGCTTGATGGCAGGGCTGGCTTATTACATCGCTCAGAAGATCCCTGAAGGGCAGGAGCGTCTTCAGTTTTTGAAAGCTGAGTATGAACAGCAGTGGGAGCTTGCTGCTGGTGAAGATCGTGAAAAGGCTGCGGTTCGTTTTGTTCCTCGACGGATGTATCTGGGGAACACCGGGAGTTTCTGATGCCTAATCAGTTTGCCTCTGGTAAATGGGCGATAGCGCAGTGCGATAGGTGTAATTTTCGCTACAAATTAAAGCAGCTAAAAACCTTGGTCATTAAGACCAAAAACGTTAATATCTTAGTGTGTCCAGAATGTTGGGAAGCCGATCAACCGCAGTTACAGCTTGGGATGTATCCGGTCTATGATCCGCAAGCTATTCGTAATCCAAGACCTGATGCTCCGTCTTACTATGTTCCGGCTCCCGGAGGTGATGGTGGGTCTCGTGTTATTGAGTGGGGCTTTAATCCTGTGGGAATGTCAAGAGGTTTTGATGCTGCGTTGACACCAAATCATTTGGTAAGTTTCGCAGAAGTTGGTAGTGTCACAGTTTCTTAGGAGTTCATGATGGATAAGAAAGATCTAGCGCAAGACAAAAAGATGATTGCTGGTGCAGTGCACAAGCATGAGAAAGCCAAGCATAAAGGTGCCCCACTGACTAAGCTCAAGAAGGGCGGTCCTACGGGCATGGATATGCGGAAGATGGGCAGGAATATGGCTCGTGTTCGTAATCAAGGATCACGGTAATGGCTAAGTACAGTATGAAAAAAGGCGGGAAAGAAGTTGGCCCTGCCTCAACCTATGCGGAGCCTCATACCATGAAAGGTAAAAAGACGCCGATGGAAGCCAACCCCGGAAGCGGTCCTGATCACAGTGCTGTAGATACGGTTGATATGACCATTGGCAACAAAACCAAACGCGTCAACAACGCTGTAAAAACCGACGGCATTAAGATGCGTGGTGCGGGTGCTGCGACTAAAGGTGTTATGAGCAGGGGGCCGATGGCGTGAACTGGGGCGAACTTAAGGACCAGATTAATAACTATTGCGAGAATGTCTTTGCAGACACGCAATTGGCTGTCTTTGCACAACAAGCAGAGCAGCGCATCTTTAATACGGTTCAGTTCCCTAGTTTGCGTAAGAATGTGACAGGCTTTACGTCGATTAACAATCGGTACTTGCAGTGTCCATCAGACTTCCTTGCTCCGTATTCCATGGCTGCAATGGACGCTAACGGGCAGTATCACTACCTGTTAAATAAAGATGTGAACTTTATTCGGGAAGCCTACCCCATCCCGACAGGTGCAGGTAATACAGGTCGTCCAAAACACTATGCGTTGTTTGGTCCAGACTATTCAGCACCTAAAGAGTTGACGTT